TGGGCGCCAGGACAGGATGGATTCCCCAGTGCCGGCCGAATCGCATGGGCCCTATGGGGCGATGATGAAGGCCGCCGCTGGGCTGAGAAAATAGCGGGCCAGATGGACCGCGCCGACGAACTGGAGGGATGACCATGGAACGGCGATCAGTCGGATCATTCACCGCCGATGCCGGCCAGCTGGTGGGATATGCCAGCGTGTTCGATTCCCTGTCTGAGAATCTTGGCGGATTCCGTGAGAAGATCGACCGTTCAGCATTCCGTCGGACACTCGAAGATGAAGCCGCGGATGTTCGCGCGCTGGTGAACCATGACACGGCGATGGTCCTTGGGCGCCGGGCGAACGGAACCCTGAAGCTGGCCACTGATGACCGTGGCCTGAAGGTGGGAATCGCTGTTCCCGATACAAGCTACGGACGGGACCTTCTGGAGCTGGTCCGCCGCGGGGATGTTTCGCAGATGTCCTTCGGCTTCATCGTGGCCCCGAATGGCGATCACTGGACCACGCGGGATGGCGAACGAATCAGGACGGTGACTGACCTTCAGCTGGTCGAAGTTTCCGTCGTGGCCATTCCCGCGTACACGGATACCTCCATCGCGCTCCGATCGCGTGATGGTTGGCTGGCGGCGGACCGTCTCCGTCGCCTCAAACTGTCGATCGGAATCAGCGGCCTGGCCGCCGGAGTGGGAAGATGAACGAACGCCAGAAGCTGGTGGCCGAACAGGCCGCCCTGAAGATCGAAGGCGCCCGCCTTCAGGACATCCTCAAGACAAGGGCATGGACGGAGGAGGAAACCGCGAAGGTGGATGAGATCGTGGCCAGCCTGGCCGATCTCGACGCCAGGATCGCGGCGCTCGAATCCATGGTCGAAACCGAACTGGAACCCGCCACTTCGGCGGCGCCAGAAGTCGAGAAGAACAACCTGATCGAAAGGATCAGCAAACTGGAGGCCGCCATCATGAATCCCGTCTCGAACCGTCGTTCCGCTCCGGCGCCGATCGGTGCCCCGGCGTTTGTTCGCGATCTCGATGATCGCCGCGCTGAAAAGGACCGCGCGCTGGCCCTCCGTGGCTGGTTCCTTGGCGCTCAGGCCAACAGGAACGAAATTGACGCCGCGGGCCGCGTCGGCCTGAACATCGCCGATCCGAAGCTCCAGCTCCGTGCCAACTCCACCAGTTCGGCCAGCGGCGGATACACCATCCCCGCGGGCTTCCTGGCCGAACTCGAAAAGAAAATCGTGTTTTACAACCCGCTCCGGACCGTCGCCCGGATCATCACCACGGAAACGGGAAACAGCCTTCCCTTCCCGACGATCGATGATTCGAGCAACAGTGCCGGCGTCGGCACGGAAAACACCGCGCCCAGCGCCACGGACATGACCTTCGGCCAAATCACACTGGGCGCCTACCGCTACGAATCGCTGATTCAGGTTTCGAATGAACTTCTGCGCGATTCGGGCCTCGACCTTGCAAGCGAAATCGCCAGCCTTCTTGGCGAACGCATTGGCCGCAAGGAAGCCACTGACCATGCCACCGGAAACGGCACCACCACGGCGCAAGGCGTCGTGACTGGCGCCAGCGCCGGTGCCACTGGTGCCACCACCACAACCATCACGCTGGCCAACATCATGGCCCTTCGCAATTCGCTGGACTTCGGCTACCAGCAGAATGGCGCCTTCATGATGCACCAGTCCATCTGGAACAGCATTCTTCAGCTGGCGGACTCCCAGTCCCGCCCGCTGTTCCTCGACCTGGCGAACGGCAACGCCCCGCGCCTGTTGGGCTACCCCGTCATCGTGAACAACGCCATGGCGTCGTCGATCGCCGCCAGCGCCGTCACCGCCCTGTTCGGCGACTTCCAGAAGTACTACATCCGTGATGCCGGTGACATCGAGATCATCCGGCTGAACGAACGGTATGCTGACGCATACGCCACCGGGTTCATGGCGGTCCGCCGGACCGACGCCAAGGTGGCCCAGTCCGCCGCCATCAAGAAGCTGACCCAGCCAGCCACCTGATGATTCGGCGAATCCTATGGGGTGAACTGATGAAGATTCGGATACTGGTTCAGTGTGTGACAACCCTTCAAGGCTACGCCCCCGGCGATGTCGTGGAGGTGCCGGACGGTGACGCCACCAGCATGGTGGCGGCCCGGCTGGCTGAACCAGTCGAGAATCCGGCCAGTCTCACCCCACCGGTTCACGAAATCCCCGAACAGCGCCGAAAGCGCAAGACGGAGGAACGATGAACCTAAAAGCCCTGGCCCAGCCCGCCGTCGAACCGGTGACGCTGGCCGACCTCAAGGAATACCTCCGTGTTGACACCAGCACGGAGGATTCCACGATCGCGGCCATGGCCGCCGCCGCCAGGGAACACGTTGAGCGGTTCACCCGGCGTACCCTGATCTACACGCCCTACAGGCTGATCCTCGACACATTTCCCGCCGGAACCGATATCGAACTGCCGCGTTCACCGGCCATCACCGCCGCGGCCAGCACGGTTACGGTCATAGGCTACGCCACGCCAAGAATCCGGTACTGGGACGAAGACGGCGATCAACAGACCATGACAGTGGACGTGGATTATGAACTTTTGCTGGACGACAATCCGCCGCGAATCGTCGTTCCAGCGCTGCAGGTCTGGCCCATCACCTACACCGGCCAGCGCGGCGCCGTCGAAGTGGACTTCATCAGCGGATTCGGTTCGACCGGGGCCGCGGTTCCACCGATGCTGAAGACCGCCATCCGGATGATCGTGGCCCACTGGTACGAACACCGCGAAGCGGTTGGCCAGTTTGGATCGGAAGTTCCCTTGGCTGTTGATTCGATCCTTCGCCTGTATCAGGACGGAGGATACAACTGATGGCGCCCCCGGTCATAGGTGTTCTGCGCGATCGGGTGGACCTTCAGTCCTCCACCGATAGCCTTGACGCCTTCGGTCAACCGGCCCGGACATGGACCACCTATGCCACGGTATGGGCAAAGGTTCAGGGCCAGTCAGGCGGCGAAGCCCAACAGGCAAACCATCAGTATTCCACGGTCCAGTACCGGATCACCATCAGGCGCAGAACCGACGTGTCCGCCACCCATCGGGCGGTCTGGGGCTCGAAGACGTTGAACTTCTTCGCGGTCTGGGATGATGACGCGAACAGGAAGCATACGATCATCACCGCGGCGGAGGTGACGCCATGAATGATGATCGCCAGAACAAGCACGGTCTGGACCTTCGCGTTCCGGAGCTGGCCGGCATGATCGCCATGTTCTCCAGTTCGATCAAGGAACTGGACAAGGGAATCAAGCGCGCCGCCACGAAAGCCGGGCGACTGATCAGAAAAACAGCCAGGGCGAAGGTTCCCAGCCGAAGGACGAAGATCAAGATCAAGGGGAAAAGCTACGGATACTATGGACAATCCGGCGCGCTGAAAAAGTCGATGGATTACCGCGTGACGAAGATCGGAAAGAAGGACGCATTTGGCGCTCACATTCGCTGGGCGCTGGCATGGTCCGCATACATCGGCGCCGCCAGAAAAGCCAGGCAACAAGTTTTTGTCCGGTGGTACAAGCCGACACGACGCAAAATCGCCGAACGGAACACGCTGATAACCGTCAGGCCGGCATGGTATTCCCATCTAGTCGAGAAGGGATTCATGGCGAAACTGTGGCGGACAGGAAAGCGGAAGTGGGTGCCGGCCCGGCCATTCCTCCGTCCGGCGCTGGATTCCCATTCGCGTGAAATTGAATCCCTGACCATCACGGAATTGGAAGTTCAGCTGGGCAAGATGGCCGAGAAACAGCGGAAGGGTTCCAGATGAGTCTTCTGGGAAAACTTCTGAGAACCCATCTGGCCGCCCAGACAGGCTATGCCGCAACCATTCCCGGCGGAATATCACCGGAATCGGCGCCGGTGGACAACCCGCTTCCGTACGTCGTCTATCAGGGAATCGCCAGGAACAGGGAACTGTACCTGGCTGGAACACCGGCCACCTATACCGAACGGGTCCAGTTCATGGTGGTGGCTGAGACACGGCTGCAGACTCAGACGGTGGTGGACTGGATCGTGTCCGCCATTCAGGCCAGCCCTTCCCGGCTGGTAGTATCGGGGACCACCATTCATTCTCTCCGCGTCGATGACGAGAATGATCAGGCGGAGTTCGCCGCGGACGGAACCGACGAACTGGCACGAATCACCACAGTGGATGTGGTGGGAACCTATTAGGGGGACTGAAAGATGGCACTTGTACTTCCCGCCGGATCCACCGCCACGGTGGCAACCCTGACATCCGGAAGCCCTGGCGCGACAACCGCGATCAGCAACCTGATCTCCGTGGGTGGCACCACTTACACCAAGGCCACCGCGGATGTCACCGGACTGTCGGACACGACGATTCAACGCCTTCCGGCCAGGATCGACGTTGGCACCGTCCAGCTAACCATCTTCCTTGATGACACGGCCACGGCGTCCAACCAGTACACGGCGCTGAAGCTGAGACTGACGAACGGCACTCACACGCGAATTACAGTAAACCTTCCCGGTTCGGGCATTGACGATATGTATATCTACAATGGATACATCGTCGAAGTCGGTTCGCCGGAAATCGGCGCAAGCGATGATGCCCTCCGGTATACTGTCACCCTTCAGTTGTCGGACAAGTACTAGCGGAGAATGACTGATGGCGCTCGACAAGGCGGCGATTCTTCAGAAGGCCAAGCCCAGACTGATCGAGGTTTCGGTCCCCGAATGGGATGGCACGGTCTTCCTCCGCGAAATCACCGCCGGTCAGCGCGATCAGTTCGACGCCTGGCAGCTGGCCCAGACCGAAGACACACGGTTTCGGGACATCAGGGCCCGGTTGCTTGTCATGTCGCTGGCCGACGCCGAAGGGAACCTGCTGTTCTCCATGGGTGAGATCGCCACGGTTTCCGGGTTCCCGGCGTCGGTGGTGAACAGGCTATGGGAATCCGCCATCGACCTGAACGGGATGAGGCCCGGAGGCGAAGCGGAAAAAAACTGAGGAACAGGCCGCTGAGGCGGATCATGTTCCGCCTCGCGGCCACCCTTGGAATGACCGTGGGGGAACTGTCCGAAAGGATGACCGCCGCGGAGCTGGCCGAATGGATCGCCCTGATACCGATCGATCCATGGGGGCCATATCGCGCCGATCTTCATGGCGCCATGGCGGCGTGGGCCGGCGTGGCGCCATGGTCCAAACAGGCCAAGGTCAGTGACTTCCTGATCAGGGAACCGGAACAAGACAGGAAGCCGGCCACGATCGATGAAGCCAGGTCTTTCCTGGCGGCGCTGGGGGGAAGGAAACATGGCCCGCACTGCTAACATGTCCGTTTCCGTGACGTGGGGCGGACAGGCCGCGGCGAAAGGCCTTCAGTCGTTCACGCAGTCACTGAACACCATGGCCGGCGTGGCTGATCATGCCAAGAAATCGCTGGCTGGCATGATGCCGTCCAATCTGTTTTCTGCCACCGGCATCAAGGGCTTGGCCGACATGAAGGCTGGCCTCGAAATGATACGCGGAGTGTTCAACACTTTTGTGGCCGCGCCGATCACCCTGGCCGCCAACATCGTGAAAATGGGCGCTGAAATGGAAAGCGCCGGCATCCGGATGGGTGCCCTGATGGGGAACATGAAGGCCGGAAATGACGTGATGAAAGCCCTGTCAAGGGCCGCCATGGCCACCGGGGTTCCATTCGCCGACATGGCCAAGGGAATGCGGTCCCTGATGCAAAGCGGAATGAGCGCGGAAGCCGCGGCCGAAGTCATCGAGAAGATGCAAAACGCCATGCTTCTGATGGGTGGAGGCGCCGAAGGTTTTCAGGCCGCCGTCGATGCCATCAATCAACTTCAACAGAATGCCGTGGCCGCGGAAGCTCCACTGAAGGCTCTTCAGGATGCTGGCATTCCGGTATTCGAGAAATTGGCTGAAACATTGTCCGCCATGTTCGGCCGTGTCGTTGGCATGGATGAGGCCATGCAGATGGTCAGGCAGGGCGCCGTCATGACGGCCACGGCGCTTGATGCCGTGTTCAAGGCCGGGAATGCGGGGAAAGTCAAGGAGGCGGCGAACGCCCTTCGTGACACGGTGGAAAACCAGATCAAGATGGCTTCAGTTGGAATCGATGAAGTCATCAGGAATATCGGTTTCAACCTGATCAAGGCATTCGATCCCGCAAGGGCGCTGGCAAGTTTCCGCGGAATGCTTGATGGAATCATGGCCATCGTGCAGCAGATAGCGGACACATTCCTGCCGATGATCGACCCGAAGCAAAAACAAAAGGGAATCGAAAACGCTTTCAAGTTCGCCAGGGA